TAATACTTCATATCGGGGGTACCTGTTTCTGAAATTCCTTCTTTTAAGTTTTTTTTCATAAAAAAATGGTGGGGTTTTTATCCCCCACCTTTTATTTTGTTTAGATGTTTTCGAAAGATGCCCCTGTTGGAGTGATGTAGAACGTGATATCAATAAACTCTAATGATTTGGTTGGTTTGATGTAAATCTTACCTGTCAATTGATTTCTGTCTAAATCAGCTGGGTCAGAAGATACGGTAACACGGAAATCGTATAAACCTCTATCTCTTCTGATAGCATCTAAGATAGGATTAACCGCATCTAAGAAGTCTTGACGTACTTTAGCGTCGTTTTGTTCAAACAATAATCTAACAGAAACTGCTGATATTAGTTTACGAGCTTGAAGTAAAAGTCTTCTTACATTGATTCTATCAAGTGCACTTTCTCTAATTTGAAGAGTTTTGTTACCCCAAATTACGGTACCAACATCAGAGAAGGTTGCAATTGGGTTAAGTCTTCCTTTATAAAGTGTATCTCTATCTTCTTGAGTTAACTTCTTTCTTGCTTTGATTGAATTCACAATACCACGAGTATAACCCGCCGCTGCGAACCAAGGGAAAGCTATATTATCAGTTAATGCTAAGTTTCTTGTGACTTCAGCGGTTGCTGGAATATAGATTTGTGTATTGTTTACGGTATCACGAGTTAGAACCCAAGGATAATAAGTACAAGTGTAGTTAGAGTCTAAACCAGCGTTTTCAAGATTATCAACAGCTTCCTGAGGATAAATCAAATCTGTTTGGTCACCAGTTTGTGCCACAAACATATTGTAGTCAGGGGTAGTTGTTATGTATAATGAATCTGCTCTATCATTCTCAATCATATCGATTGCTTCTTCTACAAGATTTGAGTTATTAACATAGTCAATACCAGGTGAAACAAATACATTGATATTCACAGCCTCAGGGTTTGAGAAAGTTCTCATACCTAAAAGGTATGCGTAATAATCTGTGTTTGCCCAATCTTGAGTATTATCACCTACGGTAATTTGTTTGAAAGCTCCCCAACCTGTGGCGGACGGATATCTGATAGAAGGACAAGCTCCTTTTAAGTAACCTGTTCTTCCTAACACGAATCTGTCAGCGTTAGTTCTGTATTCACGATATATATCCCATCCGTCGAATCCTCCTGCACATAATAAGGAGAATTTACGAGCGAATAATCTATAATATGGATTTGTTTCGTCTTGTGGGTCACTTGTGAATTCTGCTGAACCAACATAAAATTCAGGTGTACCACTTGTGGTATAAACACTTGGAATAGTAATAGCACTTGCGTTTATATCCATATGGAATCCTCTTGTTCTATAGAACCAATCATCCCCACTTACGTCTGTACAAACATCAAGTGGAAGTTGTTTACCTTTATATCCGTAGAAATCCACATCATATCCTATTGTGTCGGAAATACCTAAGTATGTTCTTCTAACGTTATCACCACTACTTCTTATAGCATCATCCGCGCCAGAAGCTAAACCAAATGGAGGGTTATAAACAACCTCACCTGGGAAGTCATACTTAGTTTTATAAATTGGGAATGGAGGTCTAACACCAGCGTATTCTCTCATATTATAACCTAAGAAACCACAAGGTAATGCGTCGATAGGTGCATCAAGATTGAGTTCCAACATTATATATTTAGAATTTAATGCATACTCCCCATCAGAAGTACCAATCTTCTTAGCTACGAAATTATTTTCATTTGGATTCATAGAACAATTTGTAAATTTCTCTATCACAGACGGAGAAGCGTCAGAATCAAAGAAATCACGAACTATTACATCAAATGTTTGGTTTCCAAAAGAAATGTTTGCTATAGAAATTTTAACTTCTGTATTAGCAGCATCACCATCGGCGATTGTTATAAATTTGAATAAGTTATAAACTTTGTTACCACGTAACTCAGAAACAACCCAAGGAGATGTTGGTGATTGATATTTTTCTAAATACCAAGCGATAGATGTAGGGTCAGAACCTTGTCTTGCATTTGGTAATGCGGTCAAAGTACAACTTAACCCACGAATATATCCTTTTCTCCAACCATAAGTTAATAAAGTTTGGAATCTTTCCTCCACAAATAAAGGTACGGTTGTTCTTGGTTTCGAAAAGTTAGAAGAACCAAACACTTTACTGATGTATTTAGAATCTGAACTTGTGAAAGAAGTTTCGAAAAAGAAAGAAGTACCATCTTTATCAGTCACGTTCAATCCAAAAGTTGAGAAAGGATTTTTTGTAACACCTGAATAAGTTCCTGTACAATTCATCGATACATCAGTTAAACCTGATACTTGATATACTGCTCCGTCATCAGTCGAGTAATTTGTTATACCTCTTGAACGTAAAGTTGCAATTACCAAATCATCATAATCTGTGTAAGCAGTACCCGAATAAACGTATATAGTACCTACTAAACTACCACTATAACAATAAACAGGGGCTTGTGTCGTTGTTGTAGTTGTAGAAGTAGTCGTAGTAATACAAGGATTTGTTGTTGTAGTAGTTGTTGAAGGAGCTATAGTAGTTGTTGTTGTTTGTGGAGTTATTGTAAGACCTGTTATAGTTGACCAATAAGAAAAACCACTATAAACACCACTACCTAAATTATCGAACAATGCGTAATACCAAGGGTCATTATTTGGGTCGGAATAATTAGCATTAGTTGAACTAACATCGTCAATACCGAATACATTAGTTGAAGCGGTAAATACAGGGGATAGAGTATTGTAATCACTTCCTAAAATTGTACCATAATAATATATCGAAGTTAACTCAGTTGATGGTTCATTCATAACATCAAAAATTTGTTGTTTGAAATTGGCATCTAGTGAGGAAACACTTCCATTGAATAATTCATATGGAAGATTTAATTTTGATGAGATGTAACTTGGAATCTGTGTACTATCTAAATAAGAAATTGTGGATTGTGAATTAGTACAACCTGAAAAGTCAATTGAGTATGGTATAGTTAAGTAATCAACACAAGTTGTAACACAACTTACGGTAACCGCGCTTTCACAATAAAAACCTACGGTTGTTGTATCTACGTTTGCCTTTGTTGTTATAGACCAAGAAGGACCCGCATCATAACCTGATAGACCTAATATTCTTGTTACAAATAATTGGTTTGATTGTTGTAAATATGATTTTGCTATGTAAGCCGCTTCATACTTAGGGATTTGTGTGTTTATAAATTTTTCTGGAGATGTACCACCAAAGTAAGTAGTAAACTCATCAAAAGAAGTTATAAAAATTGGTTCGAAAGCTGGACCTTTTAAAGTCTCACCAACGATACCTAAAGTCGTAACACCCACACTCTGTGCTACGAAACTCAAATCCACCTCAGAAGTATAAACCCCAGGTGAAACGAAAACTTTGTTTGCCG